CACCGGCCTGGTACCGGTTGGGTGGTTCCTCGCGTGGCTGAGCTCGCTGCAAGGCATTCGGCGAGGGTGGCGTTGGATCCTGCTGGCCCGGTGGGGGCGATGCGCGCCGAGCTCGCCGTGAGGGTTGATGTGGTTGACGTGACCGGCCGTGAGTTCGCTCAGGCGTGCGGCGCCTTCTATGACGATGTTGTCGAGGGCCGTGCCCGCATCCGGCGCCACGATTCACTTGACGCCGCTGTTGCGGGGGCGAAGAAGCGCACGGTTGGGGATGCGTGGGCGTGGGCGCGTAAGGACACCAGTGTGGACGTCAGTCCTCTGGTGGCTGTGACTATTGCCCGTTGGGCTGCGATGCACGTCGAAGGCGGTGGACCGGTCTTCGCATACTGAGGAGTCTGCTTGTGGGTCGAATCGCGGACTTCTGGGATCGTGTCGACGGGTTAGACCGCCGTATCGCCGGCCGTAGTCAGGCCAAGGCCGAGGAGCGTGGCGCCACCTGGTGGAATCTGCCAGGCGGGTTCGGCTACTCGTTGACGGGCGGCGATTACGGGGACGGGGATTGGCGTACCACGCTTCGTAACGGGGCGTCGTGGGCGTGTATCGATGTGTTGATGGATGGTGTCGCCCGCACCCCGTTGGATGCGTTGCGGGGTGGGTCGTCGAAGGATAAGACCCCGGTGACACCACAGCCTGCGATTCTGGTGAACCCGTCTGGGATCACGTTGCGCGATGTGTGGCGGGGCCAGTTGGCGTGGTCGCTGCTAACGGATGGCAACACGTTCGGGCAGATCGTGGCGACCGACCGGTTCGGCTTCCCAACGCAGATCGAGCTGTTGGACCCGACGACGGTGACGGACCGCAAGGTGGTCAACGGCCGCAAACAACTCCTCGTTGACCATGTGAAGCATGAATGTTGGCCGTTCGGCGACATTTGGCATGTCCCTGGCCGCATGGTTCCCGCTGGGACACCGTTCGCGTTGTCGCCGGTCACGTACGCCAACAAGATCATCGCGACGTCGTTGGCGGCTGAAGATTTCTCGTACCAGTTCTTCGCTTCGGGCGGTCACCCGGTAGCGACCTACTACGCGGACACTGATTTGACGCCGGAGCAGGCGTCGATGGTCAAAGCCGCGGATAGGCAGGCCAGGTCGGGTGGGAGCCGTGACCCGCTGGTGTTGGGCTCCGGGTTGAAGCGGGAAGAATCGAAGATTGACCCGTCGGAAACCCAGTTTATTGACTTGATGCGGTTTGAGGTTGAGCAGGCCTGCCGGTTTTGGCGGGTGCCCCCGGTCATGGTGTACGCCGCCATTTCGGGGCAGAACGTCACTTACGCGAACATCACGGACGCTGACCTCACCTACCTGAAGCATTCGTTGGATGGGTATCTGGTGCGCTTCGAGGAAGCGTTGACTCAGATTCTTCCGAAGCCGCAGTACGTGAAAGCGAACCGCAACGCCATTCTCCGCTCGGATGCGAAAACCCGGTACGACCTTTATCAGGTGGGGATTCGTAACGGCATCTTGAACCGCAACGAGATCCGCGACTGGGAAGACATGTCGCCGATTCCGGTTACCGGTGATGATTACGTGTGGCCCCCGGTTGGTCAGGGTGCCGGCATGGACTCCAAACCGCCGTCTGGGGGTGGTGTGGTGGAGAACAGCCCGACGGGCGCGGACACGATCACTGTCGCGCCGGCTGCGCCCACGAACGGCAAGAAGCCACCTGCGGCGCCGTTCCCTGCCAAGAAGTAGAGGAGATCGCCGTGAGCGATGTTGACCCCGACGAAAACGTCGGTTCTCTTGCCGCGGCGATTGATGCCGTGCTCGACGAAGTGCAGGACGCCCTCGCCGCTGGTGATATCCCGACTGCTGTCGCGTTGGTGACGGCTGCTGAGGCGACGTCTGACGCCCTACTCGAAGTGCTCGGCATCCCCGACGCTGACGACCCCACCTAGGAGGCGGCATGGCTAAGTACAACGCTGCCGACTTGAAGACGATGTCTAAAAACGGTGAGGCGATGCCTGACGGGTCGTACCCGATCGGGGACGGGGCCGATCTTCGTAAGGCAATCAGTGCCGTCGGGCGGGGGGCCGGCAGCCACAACGCCATTCGGATGCACATCATGAAGCGCGCCAAGGCGCTCGGCCTCATGGACGCCATCCCTGAGAACTGGATGGGTGATGGCTCCATGAAACAAACCAACTCGACGCAGCATCCGACGGACAACCTGATCCGTGCCATGTCCGGGGCTGACGCGCTCGCCTCCGATGGTCGCACCCTGTTCGGTCACTTCGCGGTGTTCAACACCCCCACGGTGATCAACGACGCGTACGAAGGTCGGTTCATTGAACAGCTCGCCCCTAACGCGTTCGATCGCACCCTGAAAGAACGCGCCGGGCAGATCAAGGTGTTGTTCAACCACGGTCAGGATCCTTCCATCGGCAACAAGCCGATCGGTGAGGTGCGGTCGCTGGGACCGGACAAGAAAGGTGTGGCGTACAGCGTCGACCTGTTCGACGAGACGTCGTATGTTCGTGATCTCATCCCCGGTTTGCGAGCCGGTGTGTACGGGGCGTCGTTCCGGTTCCGTGCAGTCGCCGACGATTGGGCGGCCGGGGAACGTTCAGAGTCCAACCCTGACGGGTTGGATGTCCGCACCGTGACCGACGCCGAACTGTACGAGTTCGGCCCTGTCACGTTCCCTGCCTACCCGGAAGCCACCGCCGGCGTTCGCGCCATGACCGGTGATTTCATCGACCGGCTCATCCGTGACCCGCTGTTCGTGGCCCGTTTCACTGAACGGGCCGGTTTGAAAGTTGTTGAACACATGCTCGAGACGGTGCCACCGACGGTGCCCGTAGCGGAGCCTGAAGTGGTTGCCCCTGTGTCCTCCGACGGAGACGAGTGGGAAGAAGCACGACAACGGCGAATCGCCTACCTGGATACCAGGACGGCCGGGTTCGTCGCCCACCTCTCACGTCTCAAGGAGACATCATGACCGTCAACCCTCTCGACTATGTGCTTACGCGCATGAAGGAGCTCCAGCCCCGCTTCGAGGAGCTGTCCCGCGCCGACAAGCTCGAAGGTGAAGATCGCGCCGAGTACGAGCGCACCAAGACCGAATGGGACACGCTCGAGGAGCGTCGCGTCGACCTCGAGGAGCGCCAGCGGCGTGCCCTTCAGGCCGGTTCCATCAACTTCAACCTGAACACCAACCCGGACCCGTTCAAGGCTGACCTGAGCAACATGAGCCGCGCCGACGCTTCGGGTGCTGGCAAGACCGCCGTCGAGCAGTTCGCCGGCAAGTTCGCCAGTCGCGACCAGGCTGAGCAGATCACCCGCACCATCGAGCGGGGTGGCTCCGTCGGTGAGACGGCTGCCCGTCTTGCTGTCGCGACCGGGGCCGACGACTACCGCGACGACTGGCTGGCCTACATGACCGGCCAGACCGGTCCGCAGGGCACGCCACTCCTGCGACGGGCCAACGACGAGTACCGCGCCATGACGGCCGGCACCGGCAACACCGGTGGCTACATGGTCCCCCTGTACATGGACCCCAGCTTCTCGGTGACGGGCGCCGGTTCATGGAACCCGATCCGCCAGGTGGCCAACGTCAAGCAGATCACGACGCTCACGTACAACGGGTCGAACGCTGCGCAGGTCACGGCGGCGATCCTCGGTGAAAACATCGCGTACACGGACAACGCTCCGACCGTCGCGCAGATCCAGTTGCCGACGTACAAGTACGGCGCGTACATCCCGGCGTCGTTCGAGGCGTTCGAGGACATCGACGCTCTCGCCCAGGATGTGTTGGAGCTGTTCTCCGATGCCCGCGACAACTACGAGGCGACTCAGTTCACGACTGGTACCGGTTCGGCCCCGCACGGCATCGTCGCCGATGTGGGTGCGGTGACCGCTTCCCGCCAGGCGCCCGCTACGGGTGGCACGTACGCCGCTGCGGACATGTTCACCCTGCACTCGGCCCTCCCGGCCCGGTACCGGTACATGGACGGCGACTCA